AGCTGTGCTGCTCCTGATAATGTTGTCAGCGTGCTCCAAGGCGGTGTCGATAACGCCAATGCCGCCGCCACCGGCGAACCTAGAGAGTAACTGCCGCCCACTCGACAATGTACCTGATCCGCTGATTGATCCGGAGCGGGCGCTCTGGGAAAGCCAGCTAATCGCTCGTTACATGGAATGTAGTGTAAAGCACCGCTTGACGATTGAGGCTTGGTTGGCAGCGGTTGACAGGAACTAACAAACTACTCACAATAGGGCTACAACAGTAACGCCAATCCGGGACAAGACCGTGGCTAAAAAGAGTACCAAAGCTAAAACAGTAAAACTAACGCCTACAAAAGAGCACCCTGTTCCTTACGATGACGCGGACGATGCGGTGCATACCTTTGAGGATGAGCTTGCCGTGGCGGCTAACACCGCTGAGCTACTTGAAGCCTTAGGCGCACCCATAGAAGTAGACGACAAGACGCTAGCTAAAGAAAAAGAGCTAATAGACAAAGTCATCAAAGAAAAAGATACCAAGCCGCTGACTAATTTACCTGTGGCTGTAGGCGCGGCTTCTTTCCTGCGGACGTACGGACAATCGCTTGCCCTAGATGTGGCTCAAGTACGCGCAGCACTTACCACCAAGCTCCTAGAGATTGCTGACTGCGGTGACGTGCGTCACGAGCTGAGGGCGATAGAACTCCTCGGCAAGCACAGCGACATCGGTCTGTTCACCGAGCGCAGTGAGATTACCATCAACTATAACTCGCCGGAAAGCCTTGAGGCGGCCATTAAGGAGCGAGTCAAGCGCCTGCTCAATGCCGACGTGGTAGATGTGAAGCCGCTGGGCATGGACCTAGATGAGGAGCTAGGGTTTTCGGAACCGGAAGAAGTACAAGACGCCGAGTTCGAGGAAGTGGAGGAGCAGGCTGATGGCGAAGAATGAGGAAGTTTGGGTCACCGGTAGTGTCATAAACTTCGAGCAGAAGCGTAAGGAGCGCGCTGAGCAGGAGGCTGAGCGGCTGGCGGACCAAGAGTATGACGAGAATGGGCCGATCCGCACACTAGGATGTACGTGCGGCAGTGTAGGTCTGTCTGTCTATACTGATGGCGAGTTCATGATGGCTGAGTGCGTCGAGTGCGGCATGCCTATGCTGGCTCAGCTCTTTATGTTCCTACAGGGGGAAATATAACCCCATGGCACGCAAGCGGGTAGAAAAGGCCAAACGCGGTAGGCCAAAGAAAAAGATACTGGACGAGATCAGTCTGGCTGACATCCCCGGCTTGCTACATAAGCTGCCTCCGGCAGAACAACAGTTGCTGCTTGCAGAACTGGAAAAACTCGAAGAATTAAAATCCAAGAAAGACGCGACGGATAAGTTTATCCCCTTCGTCAAGCAGGTTTGGCCTACATTCATAGCCGGTAGGCACCACGCCAAGATGGCTAATGCGTTCGAACGGGTGGCTAAAGGCGAGCTAAAACGCCTCATTATTAACATGCCCCCGCGACACACCAAGTCGGAGTTTGCCAGCTACCTGCTGCCAGCTTGGTTCTTGGGGAAATACCCGCACAAGAAGGTCATCCAGACTAGCCACACCGCCGAGCTTGCTGTAGGATTTGGGCGTAAAGTGAGAAACCTCGTTGATAGCGAGGCGTACCACAAAATCTTCCCTGATCTGGGTTTGTCGTCAGACAGTAAAGCCGCAGGTCGGTGGAACACGTCGAAAGGGGGTGATTATTTCGCCATCGGTGTGGGAGGTGCGGTAACCGGTAAAGGTGCCGATCTTCTGATTATTGACGACCCCCACTCCGAGCAGGAAGCGGCATTAGCGGAAGTTAATCCGGACATCTACGACAAGACATACGAGTGGTATACCTCAGGTCCTCGCCAGCGTCTCCAGCCGGGCGGGGCTATTGTCGTTGTTATGACAAGGTGGTCCAAGCGCGACCTCACAGGCGAAATAATCAAGGCCGCCGCCCAGCGGGAAGGCGACGAGTGGGAAGTCATCGAGTTCCCAGCAATTCTACCTAGTGGCAATCCTCTGTGGCCAGAGTTCTGGTCGTTGGACGAGCTTGCCAAGCTGAAAAATGAACTGCCCAACTCCAAGTGGATGGCGCAGTACCAGCAAAACCCAGTATCCGAGAGCGCCGCTATAGTAAAACGCGATTGGTGGCAGGAGTGGGAAGGCGACAGTCCGCCGTATTGTGACTTTATTCTACAGTCTTGGGATACCGCGTTCGAGAAGACTCAGCGTGCCGACTACTCTGCCTGTACTACGTGGGGCGTATTTTATCACCCCGACGATGCGGGGATTAGTCAAGCAAACATTATTTTACTTAATGCGTTTCGTGATAGGATGGAGTTCCCAGAACTAAAACGGGTTGCGGTAGACGAGTATAAAGAATGGGAGCCAGACAGCGTCATAATCGAGAAAAAGGCTTCAGGTGCGCCTTTGATCTACGAGATGCGGGCTATGGGGATTCCCGTCCAAGAATTTACACCGACACGGGGGAACGACAAGATTTCCCGATTGAACGCTGTGAGCGACCTTTTTGCGTCTGGACGGGTATGGGCACCTGCTACTCGATGGGCAGAAGAGGTGGTCGATGAAGTAGCAGAATTCCCTGCGGGGGCACACGACGACTACGTGGATAGTGTATCTATGGCGATGCATAGGTTTAGACGAGGGGGTTACGTTGGTACAGCGCTGGACGAGCCGGACGAAATCCCGGCATTCCGATCCCAAAGACAGCCGGGATACTACTAAAGATGTTACTAAAAATCAAAAACTTACACCAAAACAACGCTACGCTAGGTCAAAAAAGAACCACGAAGCGCAAAAACGTTGGAGAAAAAATAACCCCGAAAGGGCTTGGGCTATTGCCGCCGTTTATAGTGCGAAGGTCAGAGCAAGGAAAAGAAACATACCGTTCGACATTACTGCGGCATACGTGGTTTCTATAATGCCCGATAAATGCCCTGTATTTGGTACCAAGTTTAAGTTCAAAGGTAATAAGTTTATTAGGCCAGAAAGTCCGTGTATAGACCGCAAAATACCCAAAAAAGGCTACACAATGGACAATATTGCGATAATTTCGAACCGGGCGAACCTAATAAAGGGTGCCAATAGTGCAAACGCTGTGTATATGGTGTATAAGTGGATGAAGAAGATAGGACTTAAGTGATGAAAATCGACAACCCCTTCAAAGTAGGTAAAACTCAGTGGGCAAAATGGCGTGATGCCGCCCGCGCTATGTTCAACCGCTCTATGCAAGAAGGTATGGGATTCTCTGCGTCGTTTGAGGCAGCTCAAGAAACCAACGAGTACTGCATCAAGAACAATATTCGCGTTGGTTTGGGGCCGCTGGCTAAAGAAAAGCCCGCTGAGCCAGTAAAAGCGGAAGAAAAGCCCGCTGAACCGGTAGAAGCGGAAGAAAAACCAGCTAAACCAGCCAAAAAAGCTCCTGTTAAGCGTCGGCAAGCCAAAAAAGACTGATTATGGCTACGCAGAAGCACATGGGTAAAGGCAAACTAGTCAAACGCCTTACTGCGCAAGTAGGCAGCAGCAGCCTTGCCCACGCGCTTCTCAAAAAACGGGGGGATATGGACGCTAAAGGTAAGCTTACGGCTAAAGGGCGCAAGCGCAACGCTATGACGGCATCAGAACGAGCCAAAGACCGCGCAACCAAGAGCAGTGGGAAACCTACTAAGGACTACAAATATAACCCCAAAACCAATCGGGCTACCCTAAAAGGGAAAAAGTAAATGGATATCGATAAGGCTCTCAATCAAGCTCCTATGGGGCTAGGCATGGACGAAATGGGTCTGATGGACGACGAACCGGCCATCGAGATCGAGATTGAGGACCCTGAGTCGGTTAGTATTGAGATGGACGGCCTCGAAATCGAGCTTGAGCCGGGCGAGGACGAAGAATTTAACGAGAACATGGCTGAAGACCTCGATGAGGGGATGCTTCAGGAGCTTGCTAGCGAGCTTACCGGCGACTACGAGGATGATCTGGACTCTCGCAAGGACTGGATGCAGACTTACGTTGACGGTCTGGAGCTTCTTGGCCTTAAAGTAGAAGATCGTAGCGAACCTTGGCCCGGCGCATGCGGTGTATACCACCCACTGCTGTCTGAAGCCCTCGTTAAGTTCCAAGCTGAGACCATGATGGAAACTTTCCCGGCGCAAGGGCCGGTGAAGACCAAGATCATTGGTAAAGAGACTAAAGAAAAGAAAAAGTCTGCCGAGCGCGTACGCAACAACATGAACTATGAGCTTACCGAGCGCATGGTTGAGTACCGACCCGAGCATGAGCGCATGCTTTGGGGTCTAGGGCTGGCAGGGAACGCTTTTAAGAAGGTTTATTACGATCCGGCGGTTGATCGTCCAACGGCTATGTATGTACCAGCAGAGGACGTTGTAGTCCCATATGGCGCATCTAACCTAGAAACCGCCGAGCGCGTCACTCACGTGATGCGTAAGACAGAAAACGAAATGAAGCGCCTCCAGCGCTCAGGTTTTTACCGTGATGTGGACCTGCCGGAACCCACCGACACCATGGATGATGTCGAGCAGGCCATTGCGGAGAAGATGGGGTTCCGCGCCACATCGGACGACCGCTACAAGCTCCTAGAGATGCATGTCGATCTGGTCATTGAAGACGACAAGTACAGGGAGAAAGAAGATGGCGACGTTGGGCTACCATATATCGTCACTGTGGACAAAGCTAGCGAGACGATCCTCTCAATTCGCCGCAACTGGAACCAGAACGATAAGCAAAAGCGTAAGCGCAACCACTTCGTACATTATTCGTATGTGCCGGGTTTCGGTTTCTATGCTTTTGGACTTATCCATCTTGTTGGTGCTTTTGCTAAGTCCGGTACTTCTCTTATTCGTCAGCTCGTTGATGCTGGTACCCTTTCTAATCTACCGGGCGGCTTCAAAACTAAGGGTCTTAGAGTAAAGGGTGACGATACGCCTATCGGCCCAGCTGAATGGCGCGATGTAGACGTAGCTAGCGGCTCTATGCGTGATAATATCATGCCACTGCCGTATAAAGAGCCAAGCCAAGTGCTCTACAGCCTCCTCGGCACTATTGTAGAAGAAGGTCGCCGCTTCGCTGCCGCTGCTGACATGAAGATCAGCGATATGTCGGCGCAAGCTCCCGTTGGGACCACGCTGGCTATTCTGGAGCGCACGCTCAAGATCATGTCTGCTGTGCAGGCGCGCATCCACTATTCGATGAAGCAGGAGTTCAAACTCCTCAAGGTCCTGATCCGCGACTATACGTCACCTTACTACGAGTATGAGCCTGTAGCGGGCGATGAGCGCGCAAAGCAGGAAGACTACGACACCGTAGAAGTAATCCCCGTCAGTGACCCTAATGCCGCTACGATGGCTCAGAAGATCGTCCAGTATCAGGCGGTCATTCAGTTGGCTCAAGGCGCACCGCAGCTTTACGACCTGCCCTACCTGCATCGTCAGATGCTTGAGGTGTTGGGTATCAAGGAAGCGGAAAAGCTGGTCCCGCTTAAGGACGGCGAAGACATGGAGCCGCGTGATCCTGTGTCCGAGAACATGGACATGATAAACGGCAAGCCGGTCAAGGCGTTCATGTACCAAGACCACGAGGCGCACATCAAAGTCCACATGGCTGCTGCGCAAGACCCCAAGATTCAGCAGCTTATGCAGATGAGTCCTAACGCCCCGGCTGTCATGGCCGCTCTGGCTGCACACATCCAAGAGCATATTGCGTTTGAATACCGGCGTCAGATTGAAGTGGCTGCTGGCGTTCCGTATCCTGAGCCTAACGCTCCCATGGATGAGCAAACCGAAGTCGAAGTATCCCGTCTGGCTGCCGCAGCAGCAGAGAAGGTACTGGCCAAAGACCAAGCCGAAGTTGCCCAGCAACAGCAGGCACAACAAGCACAAGACCCGATCCTGCAAATGCAGCAGGCGGAGCTACAGATCAAACAGCAAGAAACTCAAATCAAGCAACAGAAACTACAGATCGACGCTGCCGCAGAGGCAGACCGTCTGGAAATCGAACGCGAGCGCATTGCTGCACAAGAACGTATCGCTGGCCTCCAAGTCGGCGCAAAGGTGGCAACAGACAAGGCAAAATTGTCTGCACAAGAGCAAGAAGCAGGACTTCGTATTGGCGTAGATATCGCCCGCGAACAAATGCAGGCAGCGAAAGAAGCGGAGCAACCCCCTGCTCCACAACCTAGGCAGCGAACTGAGGATGTAAATGAATGACGATATTCTAAGCTATCTATCTAAAAAGATACAAGAAGAACTTAAGGTTATCGAAGAAGACACGGCCATGGGTAAGGCCGAGGACTTCGGTGCCTATAAGTATGCCTGCGGTATTTATCGTGGGCTTCTCGTAGCAAACGGGATCGTAGCCGATCTCGCAACTAAACTGGAAAACGATGATGACTGACGTAGAGGACAAGACTCTGCCAAAAATGCCAAAGGTGCTGGCGGCAGACCCCGAACGGAAGGCCAAGCAGTTACCTGACCCTTCAGGCTATCGCATACTATGTGCTATTCCGGAAATCGAAGAAAAGACCGAAGGCGGAATTATCAAGGCTGATATTACCCTTCACCACGAAGAACTCCTGACCACGACCTTGTTTGTACTGAAGCTAGGCCCGGACGCTTACTCAGACAAAACTAGGTTCCCTAGCGGCCCATGGTGCAAAGAGGGTGATTTTATCCTCGTGCGCCCGCACGCTGGTACCCGTGTGAGAATACATGGGCAGGAGTTCCGCGTAATTAACGACGATTCTGTTGAAGCCGTAGTGGAAGACCCACGCGGTATTACCCGAGCATAGGAGGCGAAGATGGCCCAAGAAGAACACATGGAAGAATTTAAGCCGGGCAACCAGCCCGAGGTCGATACTGAAATCGAAATCGAAGAGCAGGAGCAGGAAGTCGATGCCCCGGAAGTCGAGATCGAAGACGATACTCCAGAGGAAGACCGTGGGCGCGAGCCTATGCCGAAGGAGATCGTAGAAGAACTCGAAGCTGACGAACTCGATGAGTACTCGGATAAGGTCAAGACCCGCCTCAAGCAGATGAAGAAGGTCTGGCATGACGAGCGCCGTGAGAAAGAGCGCGTTCTACGTGAGCAGCGTGAAGCCGTTGCCGCTACGCAGAAACTGCTGGAAGAAAACCGCAGGTTGAAGCAGACCCTGTCTAAGGGCGAGCAGGACTTGTTGGAGACTTACCGCAAAGCTGCTGAGTATGAACAAGAAGCAGCAAAACGGGCTTACCGTGAAGCATATGAAGCGGGCGACACAGACAAAGTTCTTGAAGCTCAAGAAATGCTGAATTCTGCTTCTTATAAAATGCAACAAATAAATAACTACCAACCGACTTTACAACAGCCGGAACAAGAGGTAGAATCGCCACAACAGGTACAGCAACCTCAATTGGACCAGAAAACTATTGCGTGGCAAGAGCGTAATAGTTGGTGGGGTTCAGATGACGAGATGACTGCGTCTGCACTTGGGCTTCACCAGAAGCTCGTTAGAGAACGTGGCCCACAATACGCGGGCACCGACGAATACTGGGACGCTATCGACAAAACGATGCGTCGTCGCTTTCCTGAATATTTCGGGGAAGCACTTGAAACGGGAACACGTGCAGCCAAGCCTGCTCCTGTCGTCGCTTCTGCCTCACGCAGCCGGTCCCCCAAAAAGATCGTGCTCAAACAATCTCAACTGGCAATCGCTAGAAAGTTGGGTTTGACCCCTGAGCAATACGCTAAGGAACTTATGAAGGTAGGGAAGTAACGACATGACACAGACTAGAATTTCACGTGAAACTGAAACTCGCGCTACGCGGGAACGTCCCAAAAGCTGGCAACCGGCATCTACTTTGCCCGAGCCAGATCGTGAACCCGGATACTCCTATCGGTGGATTCGAGTTTCATCTTTGGGGAAGGCCGACGCTCAGAACGTATCTAGAAAGATGCGCGAAGGGTGGGAGCCGGTTCGAATCGAAGAGCAGCCCAAGTTTGAGCTGCTGCGAGATGAGAACAGCCGTTTCAAGGACAACATCGAAGTCGCAGGATTGTTGCTCTGTAAGATTCCGACTGAGTTCATGGATCAACGCCGGGATTATTTCTCCGGCAAGAACAAAGCCCAGATGGATTCCGTAGACAACAACTTCATGCGAGAGAACGATGTCCGGATGCCGCTCTTTAACGAGAAACGCTCAACGACATCATTTGGCAAAGGCAGATAAGCTAGGAGCTTATTAATATGGCATATCCTTCTGTAGACGCCCCTTACGGGCTTCTGCCGGTCAACTTGATCGGTGGACAGGTGTTTGCCGGTGCTACTCGCCAGATTCCAATCGACTCGGGTTCAGCTACAGCTATTTTCTTTGGCGACGTGGTTAAGCTCAATTCGGACGGAACTCTGTCGAAAGACACTGGTACTGACGCCGCAACTCCGGTTGGTGTTTTCATGGGTTGTTCTTACACAGACGCAACCTTCGGAAAGACTTTCCGTCAATACTACCCCGGCGATGTAGTCGCTTCAGACATCAATGCAGTTGTATCTGATGACCCTGACGCACTCTACAAAGTCGCGGTTACTTCGTCGGGCACGACTATTGGCTACGTAAACCGCACTGCGGTCGGTAACAACGCTGTGCTCACTCAGAACGCTGGCAACACTGCCACCGGCAACTCTAAGGTCGCTATCGACGACACCACTGGCACGGATGCAACGTTCCCAGTGCGTATCATTGATGTCGTGCCTGAAACCCACACTGCTGGTAACCCCGGTTCTTACACCGAAGTTATCGTCAAGTGGAATGCCGGTATGCACCAGTACAACAACGCTACTGGCGTATAAGGAGACTGAACAATGGCAATTTCACGCGCACAACTCCTCAAGGAGCTTCTGCCGGGACTGAACGCCCTGTTCGGTCTTGAGTATTCGCGTTACGGCGAAGAGCACAAGGAAATCTTCGAAACTGAATCTTCAGAGCGTAGCTTCGAAGAAGAAACCAAGCTGTCGGGCTTCTCGGCTGCTCCGGTTAAGAACGAAGGTTCGGCGATTTCCTACGACAACGCTCAGGAAGTCTTCACTGCTCGCTACAACCACGAAACGATTGCCCTCGGGTTCTCGCTCACGGAAGAAGCGATTGAAGACAACCTGTATGACAGCCTCTCGGCTCGTTATACTAAGGCGCTTGCCCGTGCGATGTCGTACACCAAGCAGACTAAGGCTGCTGCGGTCCTGAACAACGGCTTCGATTCCGATTTTGTCGGCGGCGATGGCGTACCACTGTTCTCGGCTTCACACCCACTGGTCTCAGGTGGCACGAACTCAAACATTCCGTCGGTCGCTGCTGACCTCAACGAAACTTCGCTTGAAGCTGCTGTTATCCAAATTGCTGGATGGACAGACGAGCGCGGTCTCTTGATTGCAGCTAAGCCTCGCAAGCTGGTTATTCCTTCGGACCTTCAGTTCGTTGCGACTCGCCTGCTTGAAACGGAACTTCGTGTTGGCACTGCTGACAACGACATCAACGCAATCAAGTCAAACGGTGCGATTCCGGAGGGTTACACAGTTAACCACTTCCTCACCGACTCAGATGCGTGGTTCCTGACGACCGACGTACCTAACGGTCTGAAGCACTTTGTTCGTACGCCGATGGCTACGGGCATGGACGGTGACTTCGACACCGGTAACGTACGTTATAAGGCTCGTGAGCGTTACAGCTTTGGCTGGAGCGACCCACTGGGCATGTACGGTTCCGAAGGCGCTGCCTAAGGAAACAGGGGGGAAGGGGAGGATTAAGTTCCTCCCCTTTCTTTTTTACCACATAAGTGGTAAAGCTTAACTACTAGGTAAATAACTCGTACCGACTGGCCTAGCAGACGTAGTAGAGACGGTACGAGGATGTGCTACTACACGGAGTATTTATAATGGCTCAGACTACTTTTTCAGGTCCCGTCGCTTCAGAAAACGGTATGCTTGTTGGTGCAAGCGGTTCTGTAACTTCTGCTACCCCCGGCATCTACTCGGGAAGCGGCGCTCCGACCATTTCGGCTGCCCAAGGTTCGCTCTATTTGCGTTCGGATGGTTCGAGCACAAGCACACGTGCTTACATCAACACTGACGGCGGTACTACTTGGACTAACGTTACAACTGCTGCTTAATAGGAGGGTCTTCCTATGGCTCAGCAAACAGACGTTCTCGCCACCAAGCCCCTAGGGGCCGGTACGGCAAGCTTCAAAGATCAGGCGAATAACGACCTCGGTCGAGTACGTATCAAAGGTCTCCACATTGAGTGCGGCGCTAGCGCTGGCTCGGTGGTCCTTAAGGATGGAAGTGGGGGCAGCACGCTGCTTACCATTAATACACCGACGGTTGCGAATGGCGGTGCTTACGATGTCGTCATTCCAGACCAAGGTATTCTTGCAAAGACGGGCCTATATGGTACGATTACTAACACAGCGTCAGTAGTCGTATTTTATGGGTGATTTATGCAAAACGAACAGGGCTTCGATCTAGCGGGCCGTAGTATATTTATCGCGCTTCCCGCGTACGACTTTAAGGTATCCTTGAAGTTGGCCGTATCGCTTGCTCGTTTTGCACAGGCCGCGCCTCGCCACGGGATTAGTTTGCAGATCGGAAGTATCTGCGGCTGTTCCGTGGTTTCGCGTGCCCGCAACCTACTTGTTCGTGACTTCCTTGACTCTGAGTGCACTGAACTTCTTTTTATTGATAGCGACATCAACTTCGAGCCAGATGCTATTCTGCGTTTGATGGCTTGGGGTTCTGACCCGGACAAGGGTATCGTGGCTGCGCCTCCCCGTGTGCGCGACGAGAAACTGCGCTATATCACCGACCTAGACCAAGATGAGAACGGCCATATTACCATGAACGGTATGGGGCTAGTTCGCGCTGAGCGTGTGGCTACGGCCTTCATGTGGGTTAACCGCAACGTATTTACTGATCTGGTTGGCGCTCACCCGGAGTGGGGATACTACGATCAACGTGCAGATAAGCAGCTTAACGCTGTGTTTGATTTCAAAGTAACCCCTGAGGGTTACATCGGCGAAGACTTTCTATTCTGTGATCGCGCAAGAGAAGCAGGCTATGAAGTCTGGATCGATCCAACAATTACTTTAGGCCACATGGGTGTGCAAGAATATGTCGGTAATTTCGGCGAAGATGTGCTATATCCCATGGTAGATCATGAAGAAGGACTAGTTTAATGGGTAAAGTCGGTAAAGCAATGGCGGGCGTTCTTGGCGGCGGCCTCGGATACGGTCTCGCAAGCGGCAAAATTGGCCTCGGCGATATCGCGAAGTACGGCGGCTTCGGCTTAGCTGGTATGGCGGCCCATAAAGCTCTCCGCAAGAAAAAGAAGAAAAAACCGGGTGAGCCGGAAGGCGGAATGACGGCTGGCGCTGAACCTACCATGCGCAAGGGCGGTAAGGTCAAGAAGATGGCTAAGGGCGGTAAAGTAAGCTGCCGCCGTGGCGACGGTATCTGCCGTCAGGGCCACACCAAGGGGAAAATGAGATAATGGCTAAGTCTCCGGCATGGACACGTAAGGCGGGCAAGAACCCTAAAGGCGGACTCAACGCAAAGGGTCGCGCTTCCTACAACCGTGCCAATCCGGGGAAGCCGGGCCTCAAAGCGCCGGTAAAAAAGGCGCAGGCCAAAAAGTCGCCCAAGTCGGCGGCACGACGTAAGAGCTTCTGCAAACGCATGAAGGGCATGAAGAAGAAACTAACTTCGGCCAAAACCGCCCGCGACCCAAACTCGCGGATTAATAAATCGCTTAGAGCTTGGGATTGTTAAAATGAGCGTTATCCATCCTTCGGAAACAGTAAAGCACGTAGTGGACGGGCTTTCTATAGCTACGGTGTTAGGTACATTGGCTGAATTTCTCCCCGCTGCCGCCGCGTTGTTTACCGTCGTATGGACGGGGATTCGTATTTACGAAACACGTACTGTTCAAAAACTTTTGGGTAAGGATACTAACGATGCCGGGTAAACGTGGACCAATGGTCACCCTGAAAATAGATGACCTTGAAAAACGCACTGCAAAGCGCGACGCTGACCGTAAAGAGGCGGAGCGTAAGTCGAAGGAACTCGATAAGGGTGCAGTTGAACGCGGTAATCGCGAACAAAAGCGGGAAGCAGAAAGCCTTAAGAAGCTGCGTGAGCGTATGCCTAGGGGCATGAAGTGCGGCGGTAAGGTCCACAAGATGGCCAAGGGTGGTAAGGTTAACCATAAGGGTTGTGGTATCGCCAAGCGCGGTCTGACCAAGGGTCGGATGGTCTAACATGCGTGGTTGCCGTGGCATGGGTAAGATGATGAAGTCTAAAATGCCGAAAGGTATGGCTAAGGGCGGCAAGTTGGATATTTCCAAAGCCATCAAGAAGCCGGGTTCGCTCCGCAAGAGCCTCGGTGTGAAGAAGGGCGAGAAGATTCCGGCTAAGAAGTTGGCCAAGGCCGCTAAGGCTCCCGGCAAGATGGGCCAGCGTGCGCGCTTTGCCCAGACGCTGGCGAAGCTTAGGAAGAAGTAATATGATGAAGTGCCGTGGCATGGGTAAGATTAGGAAGGGCATGGCCAAGGGCGGCTCCGTTAAGGATGCCTGCTACAATAAGGTCAAGTCTCGGTATAAGGTCTTCCCATCCGCCTATGCCTCGGGCGCTATCGCTAAGTGCCGTAAGAAAGGCGCTAAGAACTGGGGTACTAAGAGTGGCCGTTCGTAAGACAGCAAAAGGTGCCGCTCTCAAGCGCTGGTTTAAGGAAGACTGGAAAGACGTACGTACAGGCAAAGCTTGCGGACGTAAGAAAGGTGAAAAACGCGGTACGCCGTATTGCAGACCGACAAAACGGGTGTCCAGCAAAACACCTAAAACGTCATCTGAGATGACTACGTCGGAGAAGCGCAAGCGTATCGCACAAAAGAAACGTCTAGGCCAACCGGCGGGTAAGCCTAGAAGAGTAGAAGCGGCTCGAAGGAAGAAGAAATGACCACTACCGGCACTTCTGCATTTAACCTCGACCTCAACTCGTTAGTCGAAGAGGCTTTCGAGCGCTGCGGCGCTGAGCTGCGTACGGGATATGACCTACGTACGGCTCGCCGTAGCCTAAACCTACTCACCATCGAGTGGGCTAACCGTGGGATTAACCTATGGACCATCGAGCAAGGCAGCATACCGCTGGTACAGGGGCAGATTGCTTACGACCTTCCGGTAGATACTATTGACCTTCTCGACCACGTAATCCGCACCGGCACAGGCACAAACCAGTCTGACATCAATATCAACCGTATCAGCGTGGATACCTACTCGACGATCCCGAACAAAAACGCTCAGGGTCGTCCCATCCAAGTCTGGATTAACCGGCAGTCGGGCGCAACCGAGTCGGGCGGCGTAGCTAACCCGCAGATCAATGTGTGGCCTACCCCCGATGGCGCTAACACTTATACGTTTGTTTATTGGAGACTGCGCCGCATCCAAGACGCAGGCGATGGCGTTAACACTCAGGATATCCCGTTTCGCTTTCTCCCCTGCATGGTTGCAGGGCTTGCATACCACCTGTCCCGTAAGGTACCCGGCGCGCTAGAACGTACCGCAATGCTTAAGATGGAATACGAAGAGTTGTTCCAGCAGGCCGCCGATGAAGACCGCGAAAAGGCTACACTGAGAATAGCGCCTCGGCAGATGTATCTCTAGGGGGTGTTATGTCTAGTAACTACGCACTCGGCAAAAAGGCTATCGCAGAATGCGATAGATGCGGGTTTCGGTACAAACTCAAAGAGCTGAAAAGCATTGTCATTAAGACCAAAGAGGTCAACCTCCTCGTATGCCCAACTTGCTGGGAAGAAGATCAGCCCCAACTTCAACTGGGTATGTATCGTATTGAAGACCCCCAAGCACTACGCAACCCACGTCCCGACAACAGCTACCAACAGAGCCGGGACATTCAGTGGGGCTGGAGTCCTGTAGGGCTAAATAACCCTTTGGGTTTGTCCGGACTCGAAGATGTGTTAGAAGCACAGGGTGCACTAGGAACAGTAACCGTAACTACGGAGTAAGGATATGCGCGTTAAAAACCACTCGACCATGAAAATGACACCCGTTCCAAAAGTAGACGGGTACCCAAATAAAGTGCCTAATACTCAAACAGTACGTATTCGCGGTTGCGGTGCGGCGACAAAGGGTTGTGGCGCTAGCAAGAAAATGGGCTAACGGATGAACTATACCGAACTAGTCTCTACCATTAAGGCGTATGCGGAAAACGACTTTCCGGATACCGCAGGTTCTGGTGGCCTTACGTCAACAGAGCAGCTGGACACGTTTATCCGTCAGGCGGAAGAGCGCGTGTTTAACTCTGTGCAGCTACTTGACCTGCGTAAAAACGTGACTGGTTCGTGTACTTCCGGAAATAAGTACTTATCCGCCCCCGCAGATTGGCTTGCTACCTTCTCTATTGCAGTCATCGATAGCGACGGACGCTATGAGTATTTGCTAGATAAAGACGTGAACTTTATCCGGGAAGCGTTCCCGAACCCATCTGCTACGGGCAAGCCGACGCACTACGCGTATTTTGATAAAGATTCTTTTATCCTCGGCCCGACGCCGGACGACGACTATGATGTCGAACTCCACTACTTCTACTACCCGGCATCGATTGTGGATGCCAATACCACGTGGCTCGGAGATAACTTCGATAGCGTGCTGCTTTATGGTTCGCTGTTAGAGGCTGCTACTTATATGAAGAGCGAGCCGGATGTAATCACGGTGTATAAGCAGCGGTATGATGAAGCGCTTGGTATGCTCAAGCAGCTGGGGGATGGCAAGAACCGTCAAGATATGTATCGTACCCCTCAAGTTAGATATCCGGTGGGGTAATAAATGATAGACCAAGTAGGAACAGTATTAGGCGGATCGGTCACAGTAGCCACTTCGAGTGGCCGTGGCTTTACGCCGGAAGAGATAGCCGAGCGAGCGTTGGACAAGATTATCCACGTAGGTTCTAACACTCACCCAGCTATAAGAGACCAAGCGGAGTCGTTTAAAGATGATATTCGTCAGGTTTTAGTGTATTATATGCACGAAGCCGTACGGTCTAACAAAGTAACTCTGGCTAATAAATTTAAATCGGCGGGTCACCCAGAGTTGGCCTCCCTCTTGGACTCATAGGAGACTGCAATGGCAATTACGCAAGCTATGTGCACCAGTTTCAAAGCAGAACTTCTGCAAGGTGCACACGATTTCCGCGCTTCGGGCGGCGACACTTTTAAACTGGCGCTTTATACGTCTTCAGCTAGCATCGATGCTAACACGCTGGCGTACATTACGTCTAATGAAGTTTCGTCTTCGGGCACTAACTACACAGCGGGCGGCGAAACGCTGACTCGCACAGGGGTTACCAGCACCAACACATCTGCATCTGCGGGTGTCGGGTATACTGATTTCTCGGACGTTACTTTTAGCTCGGTATCTTTGACAGCGCGGGGCGCGCTTATTTACAATAACACCCCGGCTGGTTCTGCCAACACAAACGCTGCGGTTGCAGTGCTTGACTTCGGTGCAGACAAGACTGCTACTGACGGTGACTTTACGATTATCTTCCCAACTTACGACAGCACCTCAGCTATTATTAGGATTGCTTAATGGCTCTAGTCCTTGCAGATCGTGTACGTGAGACCTCGGCGACCACGGGAACCGGCACTTTTACCCTAGATGGGGCGGTGACCGGTTTCCAGTCGTTCGCGGCTGTAGGTAATGCAAACACTACTTACTATACGATTGCTGGGCCTAATAATAACGAGTGGGAAGTTGGGATTGGTACGTATACCGCATCCGGTACTACGCTATCTAGAGATACCATTCTCGACTCTAGCAACGGCGGCTCTGCCGTAAACTTTACTGCGGGTGAGAAGCAGGTATTTGTCGTCTATCCGGCGGACAAAACTGTAAACGCTGACGCTTCTGATACCGTAAACATATCTACACTTGCTGTCACTTCTGGTACAATTAGCACTGCCCCTACTTCGGGGACGGACTTAGTAAACAAGACCTACGTTGATACTGTTGCAGCAGCGTCTCTCCACTACCATTCACCTGTAAAGTATGAAACTCCGGTAGCGCTGCCTAGCAACTCCTATAACAACGGCTCATCCGGGGTAGGCGCTACGCTAACAGCTACGGCGAACGGTACGCTTTCGGTAGATGGGCAAACCCCGGCAGTCAATGACCGTATTCTAGTATACCAAGAATCCACCGCTGCACATAACGGCGTATATACAGTAACGAATACCGGGTCGGCTTCTACACAGTGGGTGCTTACGCGTGCTACTGACGCAGACAGTTATGCCCCAAGCGATCCCGACGCGCTAGGCCAAGGTGACGCTTTCTTTGTTACTTCGGGCGACACGGGTGCAGGCGAGACATATGTCTGCAATACTGAGGGGACCATTGTCTTTGGTACCACGGATATCACGTTTGTGCAGATTTCTTCCGCGCAAATTTATTCTGTAGGTACAGGGCTAACTTTAACTGGTACTCAGTTCAGCCTTACGACTCCGGTTGCTCTTGCTAACGGCGGTACTGGTTCGACCACTGCCTCTGGCGCACGTACTAACTTAGGTCTCGGGACAATAGCCACGCAAGCGGCTAATAACGTAGCCATTACCGGGGGTACAATCTCGGGCATCAATACGTTCTCTAACTCAAAGATTGAACGCTACCGCGAGGATGTAACTGCCTCGACCATTAGCTCTACTTCGCACACGCTTGACCTAGCCACTGCAAACATTTTTGAGCTGACCATGAACAGCAGCATTACATCGCTGACAATTTCAAACCCACCTTCTTCGGGCGAGGCGTACAGCTTTACGGTCATAGTAAAACAAGACGGAACAGGCTCTCGGACTATTTCGTGGCCTGCTTCAGTTAAGTTCCCTAATGCTTCTACGCCAACCTTGACTACTACCCCCAACAAAGTGGATATATTGAACTTTATAACTACGGACGGCGGTACAACCTACTACGGTGCTCTATCGCTGGCTAACCTGTAAGGACATCGATATGGCCATACAAAAGATAGACTCCATTTACCTATATACCGGAATGACTTGGGCACCAGATGAAACTGGCCCTAGCGTAGAGGCTCGGGACCACATGGACTCCCTAGGCATCCCATACATGCATATGAACTATGCTGACCCAGAGCAGCATGAGGCGGCGCTATCTCCGCTCCGCGACTGGGCTATGGTCGGCATGCCGGACAGCCTCGATGAGTTTCCGTTTGTGGTGTATACCGAAGTGCACGACGACATCGACACAGAGTTTCAGCCCAAAGTTATCATCTACGGGCTAGACGCTATCAAACAGTCTAATATCGCCACCCTATACAAGCTGGGGAGGTAGGTAGTGCCTCTTAGCCACCTCAATGTGGACGGTTCTGCGGCGGGGACAATAACCTTTAATGCGCCCGGGACATTCATAGTACCGACTGGCATATATAGCGTTAATGTATCCGGTAAAGGTGGCGCAGGTAACCCCGGTAATGCTGGCAACCCCGGCACTGCGGGTAACGCAGGTAATCCGGGTAATAACGGTGTTGCGGGGGCAGCCGGTAATGGAGGTGCCGCAGGGAATACCGGTGGCGCAGGTAACCCCGGTAATGCAGGTACTAACGGTGTTGGGGGTCCCGGTGGAGCCGCTGGCGTTGCCGGTAATGCAGGCGCTAAGGGTAACGCAGGTAACCCCGGCAATAATGGCGTTGGTGGTCCGGGCGGTGCGGCGGGCGTTGCAGGTAATGCGGGCACCAAGGGTAATGCCGGTAATGCGGGCAATAATGGCGTAGGTGGTCCCGGAGGCAATGCGGGGGCCGCAGGGAACCCCGGTGCAAAAGGAAATGCGGGTAACCCCGGTAATAACGGCGCAGGTGGTGCTGGCGGGGCGCGAGGCAATGCTGGTAACGCAGGCACTAAAGGCAACAACGGCAACCCCGGTAATAATGGGGTAGGAGGTCCGGGCGGAGTCCGAGGCAACGCCGGTAACGCTGGCGGCACAGGCAATGCGGGTAACCCCGGAAACAATGGGGCTAGAGGCAATGCCGGTACAGGCGGAAGTGCAGGTAACGCTGGGTCTAAAGGCAACAATGGTAACCCCGGAAATAACGGGAATGGGGGAACTGGAGGCGCAGGCGGCAGTGCGGGCAACCCCGGCAATGCTGGTAATGCTGGTGGTCGTGGAGGCGGCGGCGGAGGCGGCGGAGGCGGTGCGGGTACTTTTGTAGGCAACCCCGGCAGCGCAGGCACAAGCTATTCAGGCAATGCGGGATCGGGGGGCGCTGGCTCTACCAATTTCAGTATTCCCGGAACTGCGGGTAACGCCGGTAATGCGGGCGCGGCAGGTAATAACGGTAGCGCAGGTACAGGTGCTAACTCAGGTGCCGCAGGCAACCCCGGCAATGCGGGCGCAAACGGAAACGCAGGTTCTACAGGCGCAAACGGTAACGGTGCGACAAACGGCAATGCGGGCAACCCCGGAGGCGCGGGCGCTAACGGTAACCCCGGAAACACGGGTAATGCGGGGAGTGGTGCAAACGCTGGTGGGGCCGCGCCGAACACTTGGCCCGGACAAAACGGGGCCAACGGAAACGCAGGTAATACAGGTGCCGCCGGTACGGGTGCTAATTCAGGTGCAGCCGGAAGTCCCGGCAATGCAGGGGCCAATGGGAATGCGGGCACTACAGGTGCCGCTGGTACCGGAGCCGGAAGTGGGGGTGCCGCACCGAACACTTGGCCCGGCCAAAACGGCGCGAACGGCAATGCCGGAAATACAGGGG